AAACCTACGATGTGCTGTATCGTAAATAGGTACATGATAGATTAGATCATCATTTACATCTTTGTACAAATCGCCTTCATAAGGAAGGCCTAAGCTACCGTATTGTTGCATTAATAGACTACGTTTATCGTATTCGTCTAGTGCTTCAAGTAGCTTTTCGTTGATAATAAATTTCTGCATGTTATAGCTTTTCTATTTCTTGTTTTACTTCCTGCCAATATTTTTTATTAATACCTAAAGTTGAACCTTCTAAAAGACCTGTTTTAAATATCTCGTCTACTACTTTAGTAGCGCAGAATCTAGCTCCTTGTAAATCTTCTGTTTCAGTTGATTGATATCTGCCAAAGGAAGGTAATCCTTCATCTAGAAACCATTGTACTAACTCGTTTGCTTTTTCTTTTGGTGTCATAACTTTTTATGTAATATAAATAAAATATGATTAATTAGAAAGCTTATCTTTGCAGTGATCAAAATGCCATCTTTTCATTATTCCTATACCTCCTATTTTTTTACAATAAGGGCACTCTATTTTTCTTAAGCTTTTTTGTCTTATTAGTTCTTTTGTTTCAGTAGTATGATATTTTCCGAGCATATTTTTATTTCCTTTAGATCGCTCTCTTAATATCTCTATAGTTTTTTGATTGTGCTTTTTACCTAGACGGCTTTTATTTCCTAACTGCGCCTCTCTTATTTTATTGTTTGATTCTTTTGATCTTAATTTAGATTTGTCTCCAATCTTTTTTCTATGCTCTTTTGAAAAATCTCTTTTATAATTTCCATTTTTTTCTCCTAATAGGGATGCTCCTATCTTTTTTCTTGTTTCTATACTATGTTTACCATTACTTCCAGGTTCTTTTACATTTAACATGTAAAATCCACAATCTTTATATTGCTGCCAATAAAATACTTCATATATGTTTATTATATTTTGATTTGTGTCTTCTGGTAATATGTGTAATATTTCAAATATATGTTTTTCCCAGCCATATTTTTTTAAAGATCTATGTAATTTTGGTTGGTTAATTGCTCCATATAATTGATACCCATATTTTCTTGATTCTATATTGCTACTTTGACCAATATAGATTTTATTAGTTGGACTTGTAATTTTATATATTCCTAGCATAAAATAAAAATGGATCCAGAGGAAACAAAGGTCGGGCAATGACCAATGGTTCATGGATCCAATAAGTTATTATAGATAGTTAATTGCCCTAACTGTCTATCTATAATAAATATGTCTATTTTATGAATTCACTAGCAAACATATAATGGCGAGGGCGCAGATGCACTGACTGCTTAGGTTCCATATACTCAAACATCTTTGTACCGTCTTCATCAACCCATTCATCTGGCCATTGAATAGTTTTAATTCCTGAGTTATTGATGATTCTATTTGCAACGTCTCTTAATTCAGATCTCTCTTGTCTTGTTCCAAAAAATGGTTGTTTAAGATATAAACCTGTACCAGGTAATTTACGACTTTCATGCTCAACAGGTAACAAATTAACTAGAGTAACGTTATTTAATTTCTTAGCAAACTCAATATATCTTCTAAATAGATCTCCTGTTGCGGCTCTTGGATTTTCTTGCCTCATTAAATGGAAGCGTAAATCAATATTGCCAAAGTACAAAACTACTTCGTCATACTTTTCATTCCACGTATTAACAAGAGTATCTGCGTCTTTTAAGAAGCCAAACAGAGTTTTACCGTCTGTTCTATCAAGACCAAAACCAGGCCTCCATACACTAAGAGAATGAGAATCGCCTCTTACTAACTTCCTTGTAGTGTTTCCATGTAGTCTAGCAAAGTCTAGACAATTAATTGCAGGAAATTGATGATCAATATTAAACCTCTTATTAAATACATTAAGATCAATAGGAACATTAACTGCAATAGCTAGACCTTTGTAATTAGCCATAGCTTCTATCTTAGCTCTATGTTCAGGCTGTGGTCCTCCAATAAAGTTAAATATGTTCTCTTGATAGTTAACTCCTTCTAAGATATAGAGTCTTTCATACTCATTCCATGTTGAAGGATCGGGATTAATGTCTAGATCTCCTAATGTGTGTTCTGCTTTTAGTATGTTCATCATAACGTGATAATAGCCTCCACCATGATGGCTTTGGCTACTACCTACATTATTGAGCATACCTACTACGGCTGCTTTCATAACTTATTTGTTTTTGTTTTATTACATTCCCATAGTCATGTCCATCATAGGATCTGACTTGTCATTTTTCTCCTTCTTTTCGAATACAACAGATTCAGTTGTCAAAATAGTTCCTGCTACTGATGTTGCATTCTTAAGTGCTGTGATAACAACTTTAGCTGGATCAATAATGCCTGATTCAAATGCATCTACTACTTTGTGATTCTTTGCATCATATACTTGTCCATCACCAGGAATATTCTCGAACCAATTCTCAATGCCTGCATTAGACAAGATCTTTTTGAATGGCGCTTGTAAAGCATTACGAACAATATCTCTTGCGATTGCTACATTACTGCTGGTTTCTGCTCTATGATTAAGTGCTACTCTATAAAGTGTAGCACCGCCACCTGGAACAATACCATCAGCTAATGCTGCTTTTGTTGCGTACAAAGCATCTTCTACACGATCTTTCTTTTCTCTAATCTCGATATCGCTATTACCACCTACAGAAATAATTGCAACACCACCAATCAACTTGCCAAGCCTTTCTTGCAACTTCTCTTTCTCATAGAATGAACTTGATTTATCAATCTGGTCTTTGATTTCGTTTGCTCTAGCTTCAATCCTATCTTCATCTCCTTTACCGTCAATGATAGTAGTCTCTTCTTTAGATACAGTAACAAGCCTTGTTGAACCAAGATACTGTGCTAGTTGCTGAGTTGTAAGTTTATCGAGCTTTAAACCTTTATCTTTAGAGATAACTTGGCCGCCAGTCAAGATAGCAATATCTTCTAAGATCAATGTTTTACGTTCACCAAAGTCTGGTGCTTTAACAGCACAAACTTGAACGATACCACGCATCTTGTTTACAATAAGTGTAGCAAGAGCTTCGTCTCCAATATCTTCAGCAATAATCAACAAAGGCCTATTTTCAGAATTGGCTTTAGTCAATACTTGAAGTAGCTCTTGAGCTGTTGAAATACGTCCATCATAAAGTAGGATGTAAGGATTATCAAGCACAGATTGCATTGTAGTGTTGTTAGTCACAAAATAAGGTGACTTATAACCACGATCAAATTGCATACCTTCAACAATCTCTAATGTAGTTTCGCCAGTCTTAGACTCTTCAATAGTTACTACGCCTTCACGACCTACTTTATCAAGTGCTTCAGCAATTAAGTTACCAACTTCAGGATCATTATTACCTGAGATAGTTGCAACTTGTTTGATTTGCTCTTCTGAAGAGATTTCTGTTGCTAATTCTTTGATCTCCTTTACTACTTCATTAATGATATTATCAATTTCATTCTTGATCTCAACAGCATTAACACCTTGACGAATCTCTTTAAGGCCTTGTTTAATCATTTCAGTAGCAAGTAGTGTTGATGTAGTTGTACCATCGCCGGCTTCATTTGCAGACTTAATACTAACTTGTTTAACAAGTTGTGCACCAAGATCTTCAATGTCATCTTCAAGCTTGTGAAATGACTTTGCGCATGTTACTCCGTCCTTAGTAACTTTAACTTCTCCATTTTGCTCACGAATTAAAACAGTGCGACCGCCAGGACCCAGTGTAGAAGACACTACATCATTTAATTTTGTAACTCCGGAAAGTAGCTTTTCTTTTAGCTCTTGTCCAATAACATGTTTTGTTGAACTCATATATTGTTTCTTTTTTTACCGCCTATAAACCATCCATTATTTAGATAGTCTTGAAGGTCGTTTTGTTTTACATATTTATTTACTAATTTATTATTTATACAAATTGCATCTTTATTCTTAGGTTCTTTTCCTTTATTCTGTTCTCCAAACCTAGAAAGATCGCCAGAATGTTTTTTACCTTTCATCCAAGGTGTCTTGCCTTTGTTTTGAGCTCCAAATCTAGAAAGATCTCCTGCATGATTTTTACCATAGAAATTATTTAACTCTCCAAACTTACCTTTTTGAGAAGCCATTTTAGATCTAGATGATTCAGACAGATTTTTTAAACCTTCTCCACCGTCAGTCATATTAACTAAATCGCCTAATCCCAAATCTCTTCTACCATAGAATGAGATAAGATATTTTTCTATAGCGCAGGCTTCTTCCCAAATTATGTCTTTATGAGTTATCTCTACAATATAGCCACGATTTTTAACTAAGTCTTTCCACGCTTTATATCGTCTAGACTTATCAAAAGCTCTTTTTTCATGCTTGCCTATCCCTACATAAAAAACTTTATTATTATCTTTTCTTCTATGTTGATAAACTATAGCCATTATTCAATTACTGCAAATATGTCTGATTCTTTACAAATATAGTAGTCTTCACCTTCGATAACAATTCGCTGCGAACCTAATTTAGGGATCAATACGATTTCGCCTTCTTCTAAAGTTGAAATAACTAACTTATCTGTGTGATAGTTATAAACATCTGAGGTAGCTACTACTTTACCCATTTCAGGTCTTTCTTTACCTAAATCAGGAATAATAATGTTACCAAATGTTTCTTCTTCTGTTTCTATTGGCCTAAGTACTACATAGCCATTTAGTGGGGTTATTTTTTTCATGATACTAATTTACAATTTCTAATTCATTTATTTTAATACAAAAATAGAGTAGGCCATCTTTTTTAAAGATTGCGTCCACTCCAAACCAAAGTTTGAGTACTTCTAAATCTTTATCTTGCATCCACTCTTCTTTTAATGTACGCTTGATTTGAAATAGATCTCCATTAATGTTGATGATATTCTTACAAAGTGAAAACATAACTTAGGTAGGTAGGCCTATTTTTATTTTATAACTATTTGTTTTGGCTTTTTAGATTCTGCATAAGGAATATCTAAAACAAGAAGTCCTTTATCAAGTTTAGCTTCTAGTTTAGATAGATCAAATTTAACTGAAATTTTCCAGCTCAAGTCAAATCCTGACCTTTTAATTCCACGATAAATTGCAGTCTCTTGATTAACTGGCTTTACTTTTTCGTACTTAATACGAAGTTGATCTCCATCTACTAAGATTTCGATGTCTTCTTTGTCTAGGCCTACTGCGGCTACTTCAAATGAAATGCCGTCTTCTGTTTCGTAAATGTCTACTGGATGTGATATTTTCTGCGTAATAGCAGAAAAGTGAGGTGCTGATTCGAAGAGGTCTTTCCAGAGCAAGTCAAATGGATCGAGCTCAAATGGTCTTAATGTTCCCATAATGTTTGTTTTTGTGTTCCCTTCCGGTGAACGGTTTATAAATGTTTGTTTCATAACTAAAGGCCTACCGTACCTTTTATTATAAATATCTGC